AGCCGATGCCGCAGCCGGCGCGCAGGAAATCCGCAAAGCATTAGACCGGGGATCATATGATCCCATGAGCCGCACCAGGGCGCGAGCGCATGGTGCGCGCCATGGATGTGAACGCGCAAAAAGATTTGGCGGTCACGGGCGAGGACAAAGACGTTCTCGCCCGAACCGTTTTCGGCGAAGCGAGTGGGGAACCTTTCAACGGTAAACTCGCCGTCGCCTTCGTCATCATCAACCGCGCCAAGCTCGCGCGCGCCTATGTCGAAACCCACAGGCATCCGCATCCGCTGTTCGGCAACGGCACCATCGCCGATGCCTGCAAGATCGGTCGCGGCGGCATTCACCAGTTCAGCTGCTGGAACGACGGCAAGGATCGCGACCGCATGCTGCGCGCGACGAACGGCGTGCCGGGCTGGAACGACTGCGTGAAGGTGGCGGCCATCGCGATCGAGCAGCCCGACAAGAACCCGATCGGCCAGTGCACCCACTACTACAACCCGCGGAAGGTCAAGAAGACGCCGCTGTGGGCTGTCGGCCTCACGCCCGCTTTCCACATCGGCAACCACGTCTTCCACGACCACGTCAACTGAAGGGCACCACAAACATGCTCGCCTACTTTCAAACGCTCGCCGAGATCATGATCACGATCGGTATTCCGCTGATCTCGTACTATCTCCAGCAGAAGGCATCGCTGGAGAAGGATGCCAACGCGCGCGCGCGCGATATCGCGGCGCGCGATGGCTTGATGGCGATTGCGGATTATGCGGCGCACTACGGGCTGCAGCAGCCGGCCGCCAAGGGCGACCTGGAGTTGGACGGCCGTCACGGCCCTATCTCCGTTGACACGGGGCAAGTCGCCGTCGCGGTCGATTACCTGCTGCACGCCGCCAAAGACGAAATCGCCCACCTCAATCTCAGCGACGGCGAGGTCGTGCGGCTCGTGCGCGCCAGCATTGCCAAAGCGCAGGGCGTCGCCTTTCCGCTCATCAAGCTCACCACCCAGGAGAAAGCCGCTTGAAGAAGATCGCCGTTATCGCAGCCGGAGCATTGCTCGCAGCCGGATGCGCGCTGCACATGGAAAGTGCTCGCGACATCGTCGCCGGCAGCGCCACGGTCCTCGCCGATACGCAGAAGGCGTGGATCGACACCTGCATCGAGCCGGCAGTGATGCCCGTGCCGCACTTCTGCAACAATCCCGCGACCAAAGCCGCGGTGAAGTCCGCGAGCGCCAAGGCCACGAAGACGCTCGACCTTGCGATCGACGCGGTGAAGGTGGGCAAGCTCGATGCCGCCACGCTGCTGCAGCTCGCCACCGATGCGCAGGCAGCGGTGACCGCATATTCCAGTGCGGTGGCCGCCGCGAAAGGCGGTGAACCTTGAACCCCGCAACCGTTGCCGATGTCATCGGCCAGGCGACCCAGCTGATCGGTATCGGCATGGGCGTCCTCAACGACCTTGCGGCCCTGCATGAGGCGGGCGCCGTCTCCGACGAAAAGCTGAACGAGCTGAAGGCGCGCCTCGACGCGCAGGACGCCCGCATCCAGCAGAGCTGAAGCGCCGATGTTCCGCAGCAACACCATGCTGGCCACCGCTGCCCTCTTCGCGCTCGCCGCGGTCAGCAGTCCATCGCAGCAGATTGGCCCAGGTACGCGCAGGACGGTCGCGGGCAAGCGCCTCGATGTTGAGAACCCCAACACAACGAGGAAGCAGAAGAGCAGTGCTCTGAAGCGCCTCTTGCGGAAATGAGCATGCACGCCAGTACCTCTCCGTCTGGTGTGACGACGCCCCGCCACCGCGCACCCAGCGTGGTGGCGGTGGTCCTTTGCGGTCACCGGGGATGAGCGATGAACTCGACGATGCGCAGCGCCGCGATCAGCTGCACCGCGAGAGAGCGCTCGCCAATGCCCTCGCCGCGATGCCGCACGGCGTGGGCCGGGCGGACTGCGAGGATTGCGAAGATCCCATTCCCGCCGCGCGACGCCGCGCGGTTCCCACATGCACGCGCTGCATCACCTGCCAGACCGCGTTCGATCACCAGCAGCGCCAGTTCGCGCGTTAGAGGAGCAAGATGGCCTGGTCAGACTGGATTTCCATTGTGGCGCTGGCGATGTCGATCGTCGGCCCGCTCGCGCTCTATCTGCTGCGCTCGCTCGGCAAGAACGAAGCCGAGGAGGTCGTCGCCGATCTGCGCACCGCGGTCGATTGCGAGCGCAAGCGGATCGACGACCTGGCAACGCGGGTCGTCAAGCTCGAAGAGCGCGATGCGTCCGGACCGCAGCGCGAGGACATCGTGAAGCTCAGCGCCCAGCTCGCGGAGATCTCCGGCGACATGAAGGCGATGAAGGCCGAAGTGCACGCCCTGAGCAAGTCGGTCGCCCTGATCAACGAAACGATGCTGAGCGCCAATCGATGACCCTTGAGCAGACCCTCGCCGAACACCGCCGCCTCTCGATCCTCCTGCTTCTCAACGAAGCGGGCGGCACCGCCAATGAGAGCGTCCTGCAGTCGAGCCTGGAACAGCTCGGCCTCGGGGCCGGCCTGACGCGCGAGAAGGTGCGCAGCGATCTGCGCTTTCTCGAAGACGCCGGCGCCGTGAAGCTGGAGTGGGTAATGGCGAAGCTCGGCGTCGCCACCATCACGCGGCATGGCGTCGAAGTCTCGCAGGGCCGCAACTTCATCGAAGGCGTCAAGCGCCCGTCGATCGGGATTTAAGCGATGGCGCGCAAGTCCAAGATCGAGAAGTTGCCGGAGGCGCTGCGCTCCGAGATCGACCGGCTGCTCGCTGATCCGCGTTTCACGCTGGACGAACTTGTCGCCAAGGTGAAGGACATCGGCGGCGTCGATGTAGATCTGTCTCGCTCGGCGCTGCATCGCCGGCAGCAGGACATATCGGTCGTCGGCGAACGCATCCGGCGCAGCAAGGACATCGCCAGCGCGCTCGTCGAGAAATTCGGCGAGGCCGACGACGATCAACTCGCCCGCCTCAACAACCAGGTTCTGCAGGGCGCGATTATGGCGATGCTGACCGAGGCCGACGACGACGGCCAGCCCGTCACGCTCGACGCCAAGGAAGTGAAGGCGCTGGCACAATCGCTCAACGAACTGTCGCGCGCCAAGAAGACGGAAGCCGATCGCGTTCTGAAGGTCCGCAAGGAGGCCGCTGAGAAGGCCGCGGATGCGGTGGAAGACGAGATCAAGAAGGCGGCCGTCCCTGGTCTCACCGCCGACAAGATCAGCATTCTGCGCAAGGCGATCAGCGACCGCGTGCTGGGTAATGGCTGACGATGAAGCTTCGCCCAGCTCTTGCGGAAGAGGTGCCGGACGCTCTCGCTGACATCGTAGCGGCGAACGACAACCTGCTGCTCGACTATCAGGTTCGGGCGAACGCACTCACGTCCGTAAGCCCGCTCACGCTGATCGACAAGTCGCGCCGCATCGGTCTGACATGGGGTATCGCATCCGAAGCCGTCCTGGTCGCGGCCTCAGCCCGTGGCCAAGGCGGCATGGATGTCCTCTACACGTCGTACAGCCACGACATGACGCGCGAGTTCATCGACGCGTGCTCGATGTGGGCAAAGGCTTTCGGCACCGCAGTCTCGCTGGTCGATGACTACCTGTTCGAAGACCAGGATGAACACGGCAACTCGAAATTCATCAAAGCGTTCCGGATCGACTTCGCCAGCGGCTTCTCGATCGTCGCATTGCCATCGACACCGCGCTCGCTACGCGGCCGTCAGGGCATGGTCATCATCGACGAGGCCGCGTTCGTCAACGACCTCGCAGAGGTGTTGAAGGCGGCGCTCGCGCTCCTGATGTGGGGCGGTCGCGTTGTCGTGATCTCGACGCACAATGGCATCGACAATCCGTTCAACCAGCTGAAGGAAGAGATCAAGGCCGGTCGCCGCAAAGGTGGCACGATGACCATCACCTTCGCGGACGCGATGGCCGAGGGCCTGTACGAACGCATCTGCCTCGTTAGCCACCAGACGCCGACACCGGAAGGCAAGATCAAGTTCGAAGCGGACATCCGCGCAAGCTATGGCGACGCGGCGAGCGAAGAACTGGACTGCATCCCTGCGGCCGGTGCCGGTTCTTTCATCCCGGCCGAATTGGTCGTTGCAGCCCAGCATCCGGACGCGAACAAGCCGGAGCTTTACGCTGGTCGCTTCTGCTATGGCGGCCGAGACGTGGCGCGCCGCCGCGATGGCGCGCCGATGTGGGTGTTCGAGCAAATCGACAATGTTCTCTGGCTCAGAGAGCGGCCGGAGCCCCGTGGCGCGACATTCGCTGTCCAGGACGAGATCTTCGACGGGCAGTTCAAGCGCTACCGCATTGTGCGCTACGGCGTCGATCAGACCGGTATGGGCGAGAAGGTTGTCGAAGATGCGCAGACGCGGCACGGCGATCGCGTCGAAGGCATCCTCTTCACTGGACCAAATAAGCTCATGATGGCGAATGCCATGCTGCGCCGGTTTCAGGACGGCACTATCCGCATCGATGACGACCCGGAGGTGCGCATGGACTTTCGCGCCATCAAGCGGGCGAAGACGAAGGGCGATGTCATTCGCCTCGTCAACGACAGCGAGATGGTTCACGCGGACAAGTTCTGGGCGTGTGCACTCGCCTGCCTGATGGCAGATGAAGGTTTCTACCTAATCGAATTCCAATCGGCCGGTGCGCGCGACACTGCGCCCGCCGATCGCTTTGCCGACGCGAGTGGCGGTGCCATCGACGACGATCGTGGCTTTGGCGTCGTCACAGGCGGCACAGACATGGAGGGCTTTTGATGGCCGACGACGAGACCAAGCCGGCATCACCGATCATCGAAGAGATCGCTACGTCGGC